CACCGGCCGCCGCGCCGGGGACGCCGAACATAGCGCCACCAAGGCCAGCGCCAGCGAGACCGAGCGCGGTTCCTGCGCCGGCTGCTTCCGCTGCCTTCACCGCGGCTTGTCCAAGGCCTTCGAAAAGCGCACCGCCCGCGCCGCCGATGAGTGCGCCACCTAGAATGCGCTCGGCCACAAGCTCGCCGCTGATGTCGCGGTCAAGCACCACGTCTTTGGCGAGCTGGCCGGTGCCGAGGGCTGCGCCTTCCGCCACGCCGCGAGCTGCTGCGCCCGCGATGCCGCGCTTGATGCCCTCTTGAGCCACGCGCGCTTCCGCAAGCGCCGCCGCACGGCCACCAAGGCCCATGATCGCACGCGGGACGGTTGTCGCGAAGCGGGCCGCACGGGCCGCGCCCACGGCTTCGCCGACGCCCGGCACGAGCGCCGCGCCACCGAAGCCGATGGCCTGGCCTGCGAGGGCTGCTGCGGGTTGCTGCTCCTCGCGGATGCGCATCCGCTCGATGGCCTCTTGCTCGCCTTGCTCGCCACCCTTGAGACGCCCATAGGCGCGCTCGAGCGCCTGGCCGATGGGGAGCGCCGTCCCGCCCTCGATGAGGCTCTCGGCGAACTGCACGCCCGCGCCCGTGAGGCCGCCTTGCTCCTCGCGCAGCGCCTCGACGCGTGCGGCCTCGGTCGCCTGCTCGGGCGTGAGCACCTGCGCGCCAGGGATGAGCTCCTGGAACTTCGCGACACGCTCTTGCGGGCCGGTGAAGAGCTCGCCTTGCGGGGTGCGGATCGTTACGTCGGCCATTAGCGCGCCCCGCGGCGGAGGCCCGCGGCCGTTGCCGCCTGTTGCGCCTGGCCGAAGTTGACCACGGACGCAAGGGCTGGGTTGCTTTGCGCGATGACCTGGAAGGCCTGCGGGTCTGCGGCTGCGAAGCTGCGGGCCTTCGCGGCATACTTGCCGTAAAAGTCGCCCACGGCGCTCTGGAGCTCGTCGAGCGTGCCAGATCCGTTGATGCGCTTGAGCGCCCCTTCGCGGTCGCTGTCGGTGACAACGCCGCCCGATGCCTTGGCAACGGATTCGACCTGCTCCACGATCTTGCGGCGGATCTCGCGCGCATCGGAGCTAATCGCCATCGGGTTCGTGCGCCCAAAGGCGAACCCGGCCACGTTGGCGTTCGGGTTGCGGGTGCCCGTCGTCGGGTCCACACCCACGCTCTGCATAAGCTCGGCCATACTTTGCGGGCCCGTAATCAGGTTCTTTTCGTCCAGCGTCTTCACGAGCGCCGTCGTGCGGCCGATGAGCTTCTCCTGCTGCTCAGGGCTGCCCGCGCCGCGCACAAGGTTCCCCGTCGTCGGGTCGATCGTAAGGTTCCCTTGCTTGATACTCTCCAGAATCGCGGCCTTGCGAATGTCGCGCTCTTCCTTCCCTGCTGCGGCGCGTGCCGCTGCCGCCACTCGCGCGCGCTCTTGACGCTCTACGGCCGGGATAAGCTGCGCCTTCGTTTGCGTCTCGCGGATGCCGGCTTGAAGCTGGTCCATTTCGGCGGCCGCACGGGCGCGTAGGTCTGCAACCACCTTCGCCTGCTGCGGTGCGAGCTCGCGGCCCTTGGCGCGGGCTTCTACGTCAGCCGCGAGGGCGGTGAACGTCTGCGCGCGCGCCAGGTTGCGAGCCTTCGTCGCGTCGCCAAGCAGATCCTCATTCTTCTGGAGGATGCGCCCGAGCTCCGAAACCTTGCCCTTGGCCTTGTCGAGCTCCGAGCGTTGCGCGTCGAGCTCCCGGTTGATGCGGTCGTTGACGATCTGCATCGCGTAATTGGGGCCGCCCGTGAGCGAAGCGCCAAAGCTGCCGAGGGCCACCGCGAGACCGGCGAAGATTCGCCCGGCCGCTCCGCCGTATGCCTTATCCACGTCGATCTTGGTCTCGTCGAGCGCCGTTTGCGCGCTCTCGAGCTTCTTTGCCGCGTCCTCGGCTGCCAGTCGGCGCGTCTGGCGTTCAATGGCCGCGTCTTCTTCGGCCACTCGGGCGGCCTCGGCCTGCTGGCCGGCGAGGGTCTCGCGCTCGCGTGCCACCGCTTGCTCGGCCTGTTGCGCCTTTGCCAGGTTCGCCTCGGCCTCGGTCGTCGCCTCGGTCAGTCGTCCCGCACGCTCCTCGAGCGCCTTGCGCTCGCCCGTAAGCGCGCCCATCTGGATGCCGCCCACCTCGGAGACCTGGCCAAGGCCCGCAGCCGCTTGCTTCGTCCCGCGAAGGTCGACGCCCATAAACGAATCAGGAACGCCCGCTCCCGCGCCCTGCGCGCCTCGTGGCGGGGCTGCGGCGGCCGGGGCTGCCATCGGTGCGCCTTGCGCCACCGGGGCCGCGCTAGGGCCCTCTGCGGGCAACGGCGGGGCATACTGCGCGCCCACGCCGCTAAAGCTCTGCGGGAGCTGCGAAAGCGGAAGCACGCCCACGCCCGTTGCCTGGGGCGCTGCGGCGGCCGGGGCCGCTGCCGGGGCGCTCGTGTCGATGCCCATCGTCGCCGCGCCCACGCGCTCAAGGAGACGTTGCGCCGCCGATGCGCCGCCGAACGTGAACCAATCGGCGCTATACGGAACGCGCGTGGGAGGAGGCGGAGCGGGAGCCGGTGCGGGCGTCGCGACGGGCGCGGAGCCGAGCACGGCCGTACTTGCCTGCGCGCTGCCGGGCGTTGAGCCGAGCACGGCGGCCGGGACGGCGTACCCGCCGGGGATGTTGGGATTGAAGTCGAGCGGGCTCGGAACTGGGCTCATGAATCCGTTGGACATGCTGTTACCTCAACCCATACCGCCGCCGGCCGCACCGCCGAGCTTGCCGCCGATACCTGCACCGGCGGGGCCTCCCACCGCAGCGCCGAGGATGGTCCCGGCCACCGTGCCGGCCGTCCCGAACTGCGCTTGACGCGATGCCGCGCTGCGCTCCTGGAGGCCGCCGGCCGCGCGCTGCGCCGCAAGGAAGCGAGTTTGCATGTCGCGGAGGAGCTCCTGTTCCGTGAGGCGCATCTGCTCGGCTTCGCTCGCGAGACCTTGGCCAAGCGCGCCGAGGCCGCGGAGGTAGGCCGCTTGACGCGCTGCCGCCTCTTGCTCAAGCGCGCCGAACTGCGAGGCCGCTGCGGTGCCGATCTGGCCGCCGAGGATGGCCGCCTCCGGGCTTCCGCCCTTGCCACCATACGGGGTGCGAGCTGCAACCATCGCCTGCGCTTGCGCGCGCTCGCGAGCCTGCTGCACGCTTTGGAGAGCTGCACCGCCTTCGAGCGTTGCTGCACGCTGCCCGAGCGCCGTCACCGCGGCTTCCTGCGGGGCGCGCGCTGCGAACATGCGCTCGATCTGCTGGCCGGGCATCGCTCGGAGCCTTGCGATCTGCTCCTCGTAGGCGCGGCGCTCCTCTTCCTGCGCTTGCTTGCTGGCCTGCACCTGCGCCATGAACTCGGGCGGCACGTTGCCCACGTAAGGCTGCTCGGGCTGCGCGGCCGGTTGACCGAACGACACCGCACGCGGTTGCATCTGGAAAGGTTGCATCGCCATTTAGAACCCCATCACGCGCTTGAATTCGTCGTCAGCCTTCTTCTGCTGCTCTTTTTCGTATGCCGAATAGGCATCGTATGCGGAAGCGCCGAGGGTCGCGAGGCCCTGCGCCGTTGCGCCTTGCATCCGGCGAGCGCGCTCGGCCTCGGCTGCGGCGTACTGCTGCTGCATCTCGATTTCGGGCACCAGAAGCGCACGTTGCGCCCCGAGGGCTTGCGCCACGTCGCCGCGCTCGAGCGCAATGCGGGCGAGCTCCTGCTGACGGAGCATCTCCGCAAGCTGCGCCTGCGCGAGCGCGTTGCGTTGCTCCTCCTGCGCCTGCACCTGGCGAGCTTCGACCATGCCCGCCTGCTGCGCCTGGCCGGCACCTAGAGCGGCGAGGCCGCTCGTCTGCGCACCGGCGATGCCTCCCTGGCTTCGGGCCGCGCCAAGGGTCGCTTGCGCGCCTTGGTAGGCTTGCTGGCGTGCGGCCTCGGCCGCGACGGTCGAGGGCTGCATCGCGCCAAGGATGCGTTGACGCTGCTCGTCGTAGAGGCGCGCTTCTTCGGCGCGTTGACGCTGCGCGAGCTGCTCGCGCAGCCGGCGCTGGTATTCGTCCTCCACGCGATTCGGGTCGCCGCCAATCTGGCCCACGCCGAGCACGTCTTGCCGCTGGATTTTCTCCGGACCGAAATACTTTTTCGCACCGCCACCGATCGCGCTCACGGCCGCTTGCGGGGCTTCCAGGATCGTCTCAAAAATGCCGGCCATCGTCGTTACCTCTTGCGCGTGTCTGGAAGTCGCCGCATTCCGCCAAGCGGAAGCATTTCAAGGGCGAGGCCGACGAACTGGGGGCCCTTGCCGGTTGTACCACCGGCGGGCGCGGCGTCGTACAATTCGATCTTGATGGCTTGCGTTTTTTGCGTGCCCACCTGGAGCCGCACCTGCTCCGGGTAGACCGTCGAGGCCACCGGCGCGAGCTGCGCCGCGGTCCACGTTCCCGTAGCGCGCACGGTCGTCTCGTCAAAGTCGCAGTAGACGTTCATCGTCAGGTTGTGCGCGTCGGCGACACGCCCGAGGATCTGCGCGTACCGGAAGCGGCTGTAATCCTGCGTCCCGGCGGGCTGAATCCACGCCGTACGGAGCTGGAGAGGGTAATACACCGTTCCGTCAAGGTAGCTTTGCCCGTTGTCCTGCATGTAGGTGGACGGGGTCACCACGAAGCACCGCAGCGCCTCGGAGAAGCACGCGCCCGCCCATCCGCCAGGGAGGGAGCTCGTCGAAGGGTCGTTGATAAGGTCAAAGCTCCACTGGTCCACCTGGTAGTTGTAGACGAGTGCCGCGCCGAGGCCGCTAAGCGGGTCTTGCATGTAGAAGCGCACCTCGCGCTCGGCTTCGATGTGTACCGCGCCTTGCACGACGTTAAACGCGCCCGAGCCCGTGCCGCGCGTCACGTCTTGCACCTTGAGCCCGATCGGCACGAGACCGAGGCGCGTGTCGATGAGGTAGAAAAGGCCATCCGAGCCGAAGAAGATCAGGCCCGTCGGGATGCCGAAGACGCTTAGCGGCTGCGTGCATCCGATGTAATCGTGGATGCTCTCGAGCTCCGCGAGCGCGTCACCCGCGCCGGTCGCGTCTCGGAACTGGCCGAACGTGGCGTAGATGCCGCTCGAGCTAAACAGGATCAGTTTGTCGTCGACGTTGCCGGCGGCCGTGCATCCGCTTTCGTGCTCCATGCGAATGACGTTGCCCACGGCAAAGGCGGGGGCTTGGTAGGCCGTGGGGCCGTTGCTGTAATAGACGCTCTTCGGGTCGTCTGCGCCGCCGACGATGAGCCGATTTTTAAAGAGCGTCGCGAAGCGGCACGAGGGCACGGGCACGAACGGAAGAACGCCGCCGGTCGTGTAGATCGTCGTCGAGTCAAGCGAGGGAAGGCCCGTCCCGCCGGCTTGCGGGTCGTTCACGACGAAGGTCGCGACGGAGCCCACGGTGGGGTTGGGACGCGTGAACCACGAGCGGAGGATCGTCCCGTTGGTTTCGGTCACGTAGAACTCGAGCGATACGTCGTTGCGGTTCGTGTAGCTCGTCGGCGAGTAGTAGATCGTCCACGTGCGGGCGGTGGTGGCTCCAACGACCATGCGGTACGGGTCGCTCGGGGTACTGCGGTGGATGTTGCCCGCCGAGTCGCGGTAGCTCGCCACGGCTTGGATGAGGTAATCTCCCGCCGCGAAGTCGTCCACGGCTCCCGCGTTGGTGGCGCTCACGAACCACACGTGCGGGCGGTCTGCGAGCGTGACCTCGCCGACACGTTCGCCGTCGATCTGCTGAAGCACGCCGCCGGGGTAAACCGGAAGGCCGCCAAAGTTGCCGGGGCTCACGTCGCCCACGCTGCGCTCCGTCAGGCGCACGAGCGCGACACCGAAGCCCGCGGAGCCGTCGAGCGCCACGAGCTGCGGCACGTACCATTGACCGCTGATCTGAATCGGCGAGGGAGGCGGGGCCGGCACGAGGCGCGGCGCGATGGTCTGCACCGGGCCGGCCACGGTCGTCAACGTCGTTGCCGTGGGGCCCACGATGGCAAGCGTTCCGATGGTGCTCGAGTAGTTGGAGACGAAATCCGTCACGGGGTTGCCCGTGTCGCGCCCGTAGAAGGTCTGCACGCTTGCGCCCACGGTCACGGGCATCCGCGTCAGAAGAATGTCCGTCGAAGGGATCTGCGTGGTCGCCTGCAAGTTGAACATGCGCGACGATGGCACCGCCGAGGAGAGGCGCACGAGCACGTCATCTGCCGTCGCGCGGCTCTCGCCGATGCCCACGCGCACGATCTGGTGTGTCCACACGATGCCGGGCGCGGAGTATTCGAGTTGCTCGAGGATGCCCACCACACGGGCCTCCGTCGCGTCAGTCGCCTTGTACTGCTGCACCGTCACGCGGCCGGGGGCCACGCGTGCCGCGGCGTTCGTACGCGTGATGGGGAAGATCGAAAACGCGTTGACCGTGATCGCGGCCATGTCGACCGTGATCAACACGGCATTCGTGTTCGCGGCTGCGTAGTAGTCTGGCGATGCTGCGGGCTGGTACTCGCCCGCGCAAATGGCCACGCGGTTGTTGATGTTACATGCGCTCAGTACGTGCGCGTCTGCCGTGCCGGCCGGCTTGAAGTCGTTGTTTCCAACTGAGGTGATGGCCGATGCGGTCACGTCGAAGAGCTCCGCACGGTAAGCCGAGGCGCTTGCCGAGTAGCTCACGAAGAAGAGCCGTTGCCCACGCTTGATTACGTCGAACGGGCAGAGCGGGCGGTACTTCTGTTCCGGGAGGCCCTCGAACGCGGTCACGTCGACCCACGAAATCGTGGTCTGGCGCACCGTTGGCGCGGGAGCCGTAACGAACGTCAGGCCTGACGCGCTGAACGTGTAAAGGAAGAATTCACACGTCCCGAGGCCCGGTGCGCTGTTGTGGGCCACCGACACCACGAGGGCCTGCGGCGTGTCGAACGCGAGGAGCTTGACGTACACACGCGCCGAGGTCCAAATCAGCGTCTTTTCTGAAATGACGGCGCGGGTCGTGCGGTCGTACTGCGTCAGCGTCAGGGCGGCCGCGGAGGTCGCGCTGGTGGGCTCATTGAGCTTCGCCACGAAGATAAACTCGCCCGAGGTCGCATAATCCACGGTCTCGGCGATGTTGCCCGCGTTGCCGTCGAGCACGATCGTATCGGCCACCACGTCGGAGACCGGGCCCGTCGTAACCCAATCCGCGGTGCTACCGGGCGCGTAGCTACGGGCCACGCGGCGACACTCGTTGCCGATGCGCTGGTCAACGAAATTGCGCGTCCAGTTGTCCGCGGCGTTGTCGGTCGCGAGCTCCACGGTGGCGGTCTGCTTGCCTTGCGAGAGGGCCGCGACGGGTTGCTGCGCCGTGCTGGAGATCGGCGGCGTGAGTGCCGTGTATCCGGTGCGCTTGCGCACGCTGCCCACGCGCTCGAGGCGGCCGTTGACGAGCGCGGAGAGCTGAGACGGCGGGACGCGCCACGCGTCCATGCTTTGATCGATGCCGCCGCCGAAGTCGGCCCGCACAATGACGCCCGCGCCGGGCTTCGCTTCGTTAGCCATGGCTCACCATACCCAAATTTTGAGGCTGCACGCGGCCTGAATGTCGAACTGCACGCTGCGCTCGTCCTCGCTGCGCGTGCGGGCGTGGCGGTGGATGCGATGGTTTCCCGAGGTCTGGCAGTCGACCACCACGAAGCCCTCAACGGGTCGCCCGAGCGTGTGCGGGATCGTGTACGTGCCCGCCGCGCCGAACGTGATGAGCTCGTTTCGTCCGCCGCTCCCATCGGGCACGGTCAAAAATTGACCGTTGCCGAAGGGCACTTGCTGGAGCGCCTCGACGGCCTTCACGATCTGATTCATGCGCTGAAAGCCCATCTGGCTTTGGCGCTGCGCGTCCGTCGTTGCGGCCTCTTCGGTCGCGAGCACACGCGTGGGCACGGTGCGAAGGCGCGTGGTCGTTGGGCCGATGAGCTCGGGGCGTCCCGGTAGTGGCTTGGCCACGGCTCAGGGCCTCGGGAGGAAGCGCGAAGGGTCCGTGTCGTAACGGAGCGTCCCGTACACGTCGGTGACGCGCTCCGTGTTCTGCGTCGCGCGGAAGGGCGCAAGGCGGTCGATGCGTTGACCGAGCGAGGTCACGAAGGAAAGCGCAAAGCTCGGGTCAAGCTGCTCCTTCTGCTGCACGTAGGCCACCGCTCGCCAAATGGCGTACTCCTCCCATCCGTCAATGCCGTCGAAGGAATCCGAATCCGAGGCCAGGCGCGGGCACGCGGGCACGTACCAATGCCGGATCGTGTAGCCTGCCGTGGGGGCCGGCAAAAAGGTGATGTTGCTCGCGATGATGCGGAAGGCCACCGGTCGGCCCGGGTTGGCCGCTGACGTGCCGATGAGGGAAGCGCGCTCGTGGAAGCTGTACGACCCGAGCCGCACGCGTGCGCCGCTGTCCTCGAGCTCCACATAAAGCGTCTCGTAATGCGTCGCCGGGAGCGCGTAACCTTCCACGCCCGTGGTCGTGATGACCTGCTCGGCGGCGTAGTACTCTTGGCCGCGCGAGCCAACGAGGCGGTCATATAGCTCCGCAAGGCTCTGGTTGATGTATTCGTTGAGCTCTGAGTCCGTAACGAACTGATTCCCAACGAGATCGGCACGGAGCCGAACGTCCGAGCGCATGTCTCCGAGTGTCCTGCTCCGTGCCATCTCTCATCTCCTCAGTCGTTGCAGGCCATCACGAACGCCTCGAGAGCGTCCGCGAGGTCTTGCTTGTTGCCGCTCTTCACGGCGTCGAGCACGTCAGCGGCCAAGGCTTTCTTTTCCTCGGCGTAGCCGCGCTCGGATTCCGGCGCTTCTTCCTCTTCCATGCCGCCCTTTGGTCCACGACCGAGAGCGATCAAAAGCGCGGGCTTCTTCATTAGACGCCCGAGTTTTTGAGAACGAGGGTGACGTGGATCGTGCCCGCGCTCACGCTGCCGCGCGTGCCGGCGCTGATATCGTAGATACACACGCCGATAGTCTTCGAGGTGGCGAAGACGGCGCGCACCTGCGCAATTTTGTCGTCGGGGCTGGCGAGAACATACGTCGCTTGCGCGGCGAGACACGACGGGTATTCGTCGGACAAAACCACGTCATAAACGTTGTCAGTGCTGTTCCACGAGACCGAGGCCACCCCACGCCCACGGATGGCGCTCGACGCGATTGCGCCGGTGCCGTTGGGCGTGAAGTTGAAGGCGAGCACCACGACGCCCGGATCGGGAGCGCCGAGAAGTTGGACAAATGATCGGGCTGCCATGGTGGCCTCAGAAGGTGGAGGTGGCGAGGTAGTTGAAGCCGCGGCCGTTGAACGCCGGGGCCTTGCAACGCAGGTTCGCGTAGCTGCCGATGCGGATCTGGTACGCATCGTCATCGCTCACGCGCAGGAACTGGTTGCGGTCGTAGTCGAGGATATGCGGGGCCGCGTTCAGGCTGAACAAGTCCCACGTGTCGAGCTGGAGCGCGAAGATCTGGCTCTGCGGCACGTTGATGTCCGAGACGCACTTCACGGGGCCCGTGTCGCCCATGAGGACGATGGACTGGAAGCCAATGTCCGCGTCCTCGATGCTCACGGCGCGGTCGTAGACCGTACGCGAGCCAAGGAACTTGTTCAGGGCCGCGAAGTCGCGCGGGTTCATGAAGCAGTGGTCAGGACGGCCACCCTCCGCCGCAACGTCCGAGACGAGCTGGATGATCGCCTCGTCGGGAGCCGCCGCGGTGCAATCGAGCGAGTTGCCGGCGAGGGCCGTCTTGTCGCTCGTACGGGTCACGCCGTAGATGCCGGCCTGGAACTGCGCACCGGCGTTCGCGCCCGTGACCGCACCAGCGGCCGAGCCCGCGATCCACTGCGAAGCACCCGTGATGACGCGCGAGTTGGTGAACACGGTCGCGTCCGTCGTCGACACGGTGCGGTCGCCCGCGCGCGCGATGTACTGGCCGGCCGCGACGCTGGTCACGCTGTTCAGCGTGATGGTGCCGGCCTTACGGTCAACGCCCGTGACGTAGTACGGGGTCGTGTCCGTCGAGTTCACGACGGTATCCATGAGGAACGACGACGACGAAAACACGGTGACGCGCATCCCGAGGTCGAAGTTGAACGCGTCAGAGGGCGTCGAGAGCGTGATGATCGAGCCCGAGACCGAGCCAACCTTGCCCGCCCAGGCGCAACCGTCGCGGAAGAGGTTACGCGCGATCGAACGCATCGCGGTCATCATCGCGAGGTCGATCGTGTCCTGGAAGAGGTCGACCATCGCGCCCTCGTCCATCACGGCGGCCTTCATGGCCTCGCCGCCGATGGTCGCGAGCGAATAGTCGCTCTTGCGGGTCAGCGTAAAGGACTTGTAGGTGTCCGAATAAGCGTAGTTCTGCTCGTTCGCCGTCTTCGCGGTCGCGAAGGTCGAGCCACCACCCTGCGTGGTGTTGATGGTGAGCGGAACTTCGACGGACTTACCCACGAAGTTCGTCTTTTTCGCGAGCATCGCATAGAAGGGGTTCGTCTTGCGGAGTTCGCGCGGGACCGTGTAGTCCGGATAGAGGAACTTGACGATCTTTTCGGCATTCGAGAGGTCGAGAACGGCCATGTGAGGCTCCAAAACAGGCGAGAGGGTGAGGATTCCTCTCGCCCTGGAGCGCGCTAGCCGTTAGAGCCGCCCTGCCTTCAAGAGCTGCGCGACATAGGCTTTCCGCGAATCGCGGTCCATGGTGCGCAGGTCTGGCGTCGTGGTGGACTTCTCACCGGCTCGCGACGCGCTCAGCGTGCGAGAGGGCTTCGGCTTGCCTGCTGCGGGGACCGTCCCGGATGCCGCGGCGGTGCTGGTGCCGCGTCGAGCTTGGCGCTCGTTGACGTGACGATACTCCTCGCTCGCGAGGTAGTCCAGCGCCTCTGCAATCTCTTGCAGGCTCGGCACCTTGCCGGTCTGCTTGTAGTACTGGTCTTGGAGCGCGTACGCCTGGCTTTTCACGAGCTCCGGGTGAAGCTCGGCCCGCGCGGCAAGGTAGGGGAACTGTTCTTCAGAGCGGGCCATGGCGAAGAAATCGGCCTCGGCCTTGGTGCGCGTCACCTCCATTTCGCGCGCCTGCTGCCCGCGGCGGTAGTCCTCAAGCTCCTTGCGCTGCGCCTCGAGGGCCTGGCGGAGCTCGTGGATCTGCGCGTCTGGCGTGCCCTCCATGGCCGCGCGTTCCGTGAGGTCGCGCAGGTCCACGCCGAGCTCCTTAAGGCCCGCGAGCGGGTCTTTGGCCATCGCCTCACGGGCGCGGCGGAGCTGCTCCACCTCGCGGCGCTCGAGCTCGAGGCGCATCCGGTCGCGCTCGATCTCCATGCGCTGCGCCTCGGCCTCACGTCGAAGGCGGTTCGCCTTTTCGCGTGCACGAACGACGGCCGCGAGCTTGGGCTCCTCGTCCTCCTCGCTCTCGTCGGCCTCGGGTTCTTCCTCGGGCTCCGCGCGCAAAAGCGCCGGGGCCTCGGGTGCCGACTCCTCGTCCGGTTCCGATGCCTCGGGCTCGGCCTTGGTTGCGGGACGCTGCGCGCTGCGAAGGGCATCCATCGCGGCTTCGCGCCGGGCCCGGCGGTCGTCGCCGTTGGTGTTGGCAAACTGCGCCGTTTGCTCTGCCGGCGCGCTCGTCGTCATGGGGGTCGTGGTCTCGATGTTCATGCTTCTCCGCTAGGCTAGTGCGGGTGCCTGGCCTGCGAGCTGCGCAAGGTCAGGCGGGAGGCCCTCGGGGCCAGGAGCGGCCATCGGGGCGGGAGGCGGTGCGGCGGCGGCCTGGAGGTCCTGCGCGCTCTGGATGTACCGGCGCAGGAGCTCGAGGGCCACGGGATCGGCGTCGTTCAGTCGCGCCAGGTTGTACGCCTTCACGCCGCGCTGCATGATGAGCGCGAGGTTATCGAAGGGCTCCGCGATGATCGGGATCTGGCGCACGAGGATCGCCTCGATGTTCCGGTCGATGATCTGGAGGTCACTGAGGTCGAGGTCGGTTTCCGCTTGCAGGTCGGGCAAGTCGAGCACCTCACGGAACTGCGGCACGGTGAGCGCACCGAGCTGCAAGAGCTTCTCGGCCTGGTCGATGCGTGCCGCGAAGTCTCGCGCAAACTGGCTCGTAGGCATCACGCGGATCTCGTATTCGTCGTCATCCATGGCCACGTCACGCCAGCGGATGGTCTGCGCGCGGCCCTTGCCCATGACGCGCACGGCAAAGGATGGCGTCTCCTCGGCGACCACGGCGCAAGCGCGGATGGCCAGGCGCGCGATCTGCACGTGCCAATCGGCGAAGGCGCGGTGCATCGCAAGGAAGCCCTCGGCCTCCACGTCGTCGAGCGTCTGGAGCGCAATGCCGCTCGTGACGCCGCCGGGCTTCTGGTTCGCAACGCTCATGGCCGATGCGCCTGACATTTCGGTCATCATGGGCCCGAGGTCGGTAAAGTAACGGTACAGGTCGGGCGACGCGGCCGGCGGAACGAACGGCTGAATCTGGCCGGGGTTCGCGCGCCACACCGTGCCGATCTCGTTCGTCATCTGCTCCGTGCTGAACTCCACACCGGGGGCCACGACGAAGTGAGCCGAGCTCATGATGCGGAACGCGCGTTGGAGACGCGCCGCGGTGAACTCGAGCTCCCGCTGAATCGGAAGCAGGAGCTTCGCAACCGGCACCGGGAAGAAGCCCACCGGGGGCGCGTAGAAGCGAAGCACGGCCACCGGGAACTCGGGCTCCGTCCACTCCTCGTCGAGGAGCGCGTGCCCTTCGATCGCGATAACGTGGCGGCCCGGCTTCTCGGGCGTGCCGAGGCTCCACGCCTCCACCACGCGCACCGCGTCGGGGTTCCACGTGTCCATAAGACGCGTCGTGCCCACCTGCGACGGCATCGGTGCGGCCATGATCGCGTGCTCCGAATCGGGGAACATGTCCGCGAGCGCCCCGCGGTCGAAGTCGTCCACGTAGTAAAGCCGGCGCGGCAGGTCTCCGTTGCACTCGGCCTCGCGCAGGAAGAGGCACCACGGCTTCAGGCGCTCGAAGCACACGCGCTCGGCCTCGGGCGTCACCTTCAATGCCGCGAAGCCGCAAAGGAGGGAGTCACGCACCCCGAGGTCCGCGAGGCGGTCCATGTTCTCGGTCGCAAGCACGCCCTCGAGGAAGAGCGAAAAGCCCTTGGCCTTGGCGCGCGTCGAGTAGTCTCCGCCCGTGCTCACGGCCTGCGGAAGCACCTTGTTACGGATGATCTTCGCGTGGATGGTGTCGAGGACACGGCGATACTTGTTCGGGGTAAGCACGCCCTCGTCAATGAGGCGGTATGGGCTGCCCTTGCGGCCCTGCACCGGGAGCTCCACGTCGTACGCTTCGATGTAGCGCGCATACGCGTCCAGGCGCGTCTCGCCCACGTCTCGGAGCTCGCGCACCGTGCTCCACACGCCGTCAAGCGCGGCCTTACCTTCAAGCGCCCACCATCGAATGCTCTGCGTAGCCATTTACCATCTCCTCTTTTGCGCACGTCGCGCGGCGTCCTCGGCTGCGCGTTCCAGGCGAGCCGCCTCAGCGTCGTACCACGCTTCAGTCCCGCGTTCATTTGGCGCGGGGCGCTTGTCGGGGATGTGCTGCGCGGTCGCGAGCATGAGAGACGGCACGAAGTCGCAGTGCCGGCCGTCTCCGCCGGTCGGGAGGTCGAGCCGCACGCCCTGCATCGTCGTGGTGCGCCGGGCTCGTAGCACGTCCTCGCGGAGCACCGGGTGCGGGTGCATCTCGAGGCGGCCCTCGAGAAGCTCGCCACGAAAGCGGGCGGCCTGTTCCCACCTGTCACGCGTCGGCGTCATGCGCGGGTAAAGCGTGAGGCCGTGCTGCTGCGCAAGCTCCTGGAGCGGGTCCGCGCTCCACTGGTCGCACCACACCGAGGCCACGCGGTAACGCGTCGCGATGGCCGCCACCTCGCGAAGGATCTCCGTCGCCGAAAGGGGCGCGTTGCGGCTGCCTACCCACTCCCGCGCGAGGTCGATGCGTCGCTTTTCTCCGTGACGTGACATGACGATCAGCGTCCACGCGTTGCCGCGCGTGCCCGCGTCCATGCCGGCGACGTAGCTGCGGAGCGGGTCCGGCTCGAGGTCGCCCGCTTGCCTCGTGGCGGCCGCGAGCGCATCGGGCGGAACAAGCGCCGACTCGGGCGCGGCGAACTCGGCGGCGCAGTCCACGCGCCAGGCGTCCGGGTCGCTCGCGCGGAGCTCGTCCATACGCTCCTGCGTCCAGTAGACCGGATTCATGGCCCACCCTGGAGCGCGCACCACCACGCGCTGCGCGGTTGGCTTGCGCCAGTCGCTTTGCACCTGCTCGAAGATCGGCCCGAAGGGAGCCCACGGGCTGCCGATGCTGATGAACTGCGCACCGGGCCGCAGGCGTCCGAGGATGACGCGCCTGGTCTCGTCGAAGTTGGCCACCGCCTCGCCCTCTCCGGCCATGCGTGGGGCTTCGTCGACGATAACGCCTGCCATCCATCGCGCGATGAGGCTGGAGCCCGCTCGCTTGCCTGCCACGGTGCAGATCTCGATGGGCCTTCCGCTCGGGTGATAGAGCTTCAGGCTATCGGCCTTGGGCTCTTCGACGAGGAGCTCCCGGAGCACGGGGCTCGCGAGAACGGTCCCCGTTAGGTGCTGGTGCGCCACCTGCGCCAGGTCGAGGTCGAGGGAGAGAATCGGCACGCGTGGGATCTCACCGTGCCCGAGGCCCTCAAGGTCGACCGTCTGCGTCATGCGGATGGCCGCAGCGGCGCTGAGCATCGTCTTCGCCGAGCGGATGGCCGCGACGATGGTGACCTCGCGGGGCCTTACGCCCACAAGGCTCGTCACGTCGCCCACGGCCTCGAGGAGCTCAGGCGACGACGGGTCGAGCTGCGGGCTTCCGTCCACGAGGCGCGCGAGCTGCCTCTGGAGCGGTGTCGCCGTCGTCAGCCCGAAGCCGAGGCGGTGCGTTAGCAGGCTCTCCAGGCTCCCGAGCACTTCCGCCCTCTGGTGCCCCCAGTAAGCCCGAAGCAGCGGCGAGGCGGAGGTGCTCGACGCGCGACCACGGGAGGAGCGTTGCGAGCTCGCCCGAGCCGTCACGAACGAGCACCCCAAAAGCCGAGAGGCTCACGCGCTCCTCGGGAACCCGAATCGTTTCCTGCATCCTCGCATCCACGTGCACCGCGCTGACCAATCGGATCGTCACTTCCACGCACCACCTCCAGGCGCAAGCGTGCGCCGATACCGTTACCCCGTGCGTCACGCGCCACGAAGCGAAACCACGGTGCGCCACCAATCGCGGCGGCCCACCCCAAAAGCGTGTCCTCGTCGGTCTCGGAACACGCCACGACGATTCGGGAGCTCGAGAGCATCGCACGCACCACGAGGGCGAGCTCCTCGCGGTCGACGGCACGCACGAAGCGCCCGGCCTGCTTTAAGGCCGTCGCTGCCACGTACGCCGCATCGGTCTCCCGAGCCGGGCGGATTCGGATCATTCCGCGGCCTCGGGGATGCGCATACCCTCACGGGCTCGCCTTGCCTTCTCCGCTGCGACCATCTTCTCGAGCTCCTCGAGCGGGATCTGGTCGAGCTCCTTGTCGCGGCGCTCCCTCTCCTCACGCTTTGCAAGCTCCCAGCTCATCTCGCGCTTGCCCCACTTGGGCGCGTACTTGCGTTCCAGGAGCCAAGCCGCTGCGGTCCAATGCTGGTTCGCTGCCCTGCGAATTGTCGCGACAAGTGCCGCTTCGCTCTCGCCTTCGGCCTCTTTACAACGGGCAACAAATGCAGCGTACGGCTCCTGCCCTGCATTTCCCTTGCGAATCCAGCTTCGCATACAGCCCCAATCAATACCGGCGGACCTGCTTGCCGCACTCCGGTAGTTACCTTCACGCAACGCGTCGAGGATCTTTTCCTCCACTTCTGGCGTTAACGTTGTCGGTCTTCCGGCCATGCTGGGGCGCTCCCTCTGGTCTGGTGAGGTTCACTTTCTTGGTAGCGTTTTACGCTGCTTTCCACAAGGCGAAACTTTCACGCTTGACACGCCCTGCGACTCGTGAGCTTTCTTGCTTCGCGCGCGTGCGCGCTTCTATAAGAAGCCTTCCGGGGACTCATAGCCGTCCCCGGACCCCTGCCTAGTGCGCTGGCGCGCACCAATTCTTTTTTCTTTCAGGTTGCCGGGGAGACCGAATACGCAACAGAAAGAGAAGCGCGTGCGCGCGCGAGGCTCCACCGTTCCGCATGACACGCCACGCGTTTCCGCTGCGTGCCGTTCGTCCGCATGACGCCAAGGCACGGCTGCGCGGCCTCGGCTCCGCACGCTGGACACGGCACCCTTTTTCGCACGTCACTCTTCGTCGTTGCGCTCATGTTGTCTTGCCAGGTTATTTGCACATGACGTGCGCGTATAAAGAGTGACCCGCACCGGGAAGCCCGGCACGGGTCTGGGGGGTTCCCTCAGCGTATCTGAGAGACCTGCGACGCTAGCGCGGCTCGTCGCTCTGCGCAACGCACCTCGGGCACACCACGCGGGCGAACGTCTCGCTTTCGACAATGCGCCACCCGATCGGCCACCTTGAGACGCGGGCGCGCTTGTCCCACACCGTCTCCGCTACCTCGAGCCGGCCGCACTCCGAGCATCGCCATTCCGCAAAGCTGCCCATGGGTTCGCTCATTTGCTGGCCTTTTTGGCCTTTGGCTTTTGCTTGGCCGCCGTTGCCCTTTGGCGGGCCTTTGGCCTCTCCAAGCCACCTACGGTGCCCGGCTCGCCGTTCGTTCGTTCTTGGGCCTGTTCTGCGTCCGCGTTGGGCATGTTGGCGCTACGGGTCGGGATGGCGCGCACCCTCACCACGAGCTGGCTCCACTGCGCATCGTCCTCCACGTCAATCCAGTCGACGAGGAGCGAGCGGATCTGTCGGTCGTTCTGCCAAAGCTCCGCGCCGGGCGTTTCGCCTCGGTGAAGCTGGCCGGCGTCCATGACCGTCTTCGCCAGGTTGTCGAGGTCTCCGCGTTGCGTCTCGCCCCAGAATGCGAGGTCCACACGGAAGGCTGCGCGGGCGTCCCAGGGGCGTTTCGTCGCCTCGTGAAGCCCTCGCGCGTAGGCCAGGGAGGCCGCGAGCTTCTGGCAATGCACGCGGTATTCGGTGGGCATAAACGACCCGAATCGCGTCACGCGGGGGCGTGGGCTCGGCATATGCGGCGCGAAGATATGCGCGCACAAATCCCATCCCATGCTCTCGCTCGTGTAGACCGGATACCCTCCCGGCACGTCGTGCGCGAACGAGGGCACGTTGATTTCGTCGGCGGTCAGTCGTCGCTTGCTCATGGCTTCTTCCTCGTGTCTCCGTTGGCGCACGAGACGCACTTGCCGCCCCGCGTTCCCATCTCGTTTTCCCATCGTCGGCTCTGGTATCCGCACCCGCAGACGATGAGCCACTGCCGGTCCGCACCGCGTGGCCCGGCCACGACGAGCTCCCGCACGGTCCAGTTGTGCCACGTGTCGCCCGGCTTGAACTTGGCCGGGCGGTTCAGGTGCATCATGGGGCCTCGGGTCGTCATACGCCCATCTCCTCCTCGATGGCCTGCCAGGCCGCCACGTGCTCGGGCTTGCTGCGGTGCGCGCTGCGTTGCTCCAGGCCCACGCGTACGCTCTCGTCCCAAAGCCACCCCGTGAGCTCGCCGGCGGTCATGTCGTCGCCGAGCTCCACGAGGGCGCGCGTGAACACGTCCACGGCCTCTTCGCCCGCGGCCTTGGCGATGGCGTCGATGCGTTTGATTTGATGTTCTTCGATGCGGATCATGCGTCGTACCGTTCGTGTTGGGCGTTCCAGTTGAGAGTGAACCAGGCTGGCGAACCTTCGCGGGCCTTCTGAATACTGAGGCGGGGTTCGCTTGCTCCCTCGCTCTCGGTGCCCGGTATCGGGCGGGTGAGGATGAGCACGTTGTCCGCGTGCCGTAGGATGGCGTAGCTATCTCCGATCATGCCGCGCGTGGCGCGTGCGCCGGCCTTTTCGGCCTCGCGGTTAAGCTGCGCCAGCGCGATGACCGGGACGTTGAGCGTGCGCGCCAGCGTCTTGAGCCGGAGCGCGTATTCGCCGAAGAGCTCGTGGCGCTCGCGCCTGTTGCGCGCGTCTTCGCTGGTCGGTGTCAGGATGCCGAGGTAGTCCACCACGACAAGGCCAAGGCGCTGGCCCTGCTCCGCCAGGCGCGCCCCGAAGAGCTTGGCCCGCATCGCCACGTGGTCGGTGCTCTGCACCGGGCTGCACGCCCACTCGATGCGGAGGCCCTCCTCGACGAGTCGTGAGACCGAGCGCGTCAGGATGGAATACGCCTGCGCCCGAAGCGGCTCGGGCGCGAGCTCGGGCCGGTGCTCGATGCCGTACTCCTGCCGGGCCACGCGGGCGAGGTTCTGCCCTGCGCCCATCTCGAGACCGACGAACATGCACCACGCTCCCGCGTGATGGCACGCGCGGGCGTACTGGATGCCGAGCACCGTCTTGCCCACGCCCGTTGCCGCCGCGAGCACCGTGAGGCTTCCAGGCGTCAGCGGGGCGTGACGGTCGACGTTTGGCCACGGGCTCGGGGTTGCCGCGCTCGTCCTCGCCTGGAGGCGCTCGAGGAGCTCCACCGCGGCCTCACGGGTCGACACAAGGCCTTCGTCCCGCTCGGCCGTGCGGATAACGAGACGCTCCGCAAGCTCTTGGCGCAACGCCTGGCCGGCCTCGCGCTTCTGCTCTGCCCTTGCTGCACCCTCGAGGCACACGCGCCGAATCTCTCGGCGCTCGGCTGCGTTCAAGAGGTCGCCCACAAGCTCCTCCGCTCGCTCGTCGGGCGCGAGACCTCCGCGGGTGAGGTAGGGCGCGGCCTGGTCACGGATGGCGAGAAACCAATCCTTCCACGACCTGCTGTTTGGGTGCGACGCTCCGCTGGCCTGCAACGCCTCGCAGACCCGCGCCCACGCGGTGCTCGTTCCCTCGGCCTCGAAGGCCTTGGCAACGCGCCAAAAGTCGCCGCACGGCTGCTGCGCGAAGTGTGACGGCTCCAGTCGCTCGAAGACGCCCGCCCGCGCGGCCGCGGTCGTGCTGGTGACGAAGACGCACGCCGCTAGCTCGGCCTCGAGGTCGACGAGGGAGCTCATCGGGTGCCGCCCTTCGGGATGCCGAGCCACGTGTCGCCGTCGTCCCATCCTTTGACGACGGGACGCGGCGCGGCTTGCTTGGGCGCGTTTCGGCGTGCCCAATTGCGCACGCCTGCATCGAAGTTCCCTTTCCACGGCTTCTGCGTTGAAAGGAGCCAGTCACGGATGAATACCCGCTCGGCTTCGATGCTGAAGCCTAGCGCCTTCGTGATGGCCTTCGTCTCGTCGCTTGGCGTCCAAGCGTCGAAGCGCGCCACGAGCTGCTGCCGCGTCTCACGCTTTGACCCGCCCGCGTCGCCGCTCCCAGCGGCGTTCTCTTTTCGATCTTCTATAGAACTCTTGTCTTGTCTTGTCTTGTCTTGGTTATCACGTGAGGTCACGTGATGTTCGGTGATATCACGTGAGGTCACGCTAGGTGTGGTTGCGGTTGCCTTGCGCTCTCTCCACCGGGCCGTTGCTTCGCGATGCTTCGTGAGCCCGGCGCACCGGTCCGCAAAGGTCATGAGCAGGCCAGCGTCCTGCAACGTGACGCGCTCCGCGGCCATCTCTTCCGGGAGCTCGTCGGACTCGTGGTCTACGGTCCACCGCGTGACGCGGAGCCATGCCGCGAGCACGTCCGCGCGTCCGCACCTTGCGAACGCTTCGAGCAAGGCGAGCTCGCTCGTGTGTTGCTTGTACCATCCCGCCATAACCATCTCCGCGTGATGGCAAGGCACTCGACACACGCGAGGAGTCGCGCTATCTCTTTCCTTGCCAGTCGTGTTTTCGCCCTCGTGGTCTTGCCGGACCTCGGGGGCTCGTTCTTTCTACGCGCCCTTTGGCCCCTCCGCAAGCATCTCGCGGCAAGCCCCATGGCGACCGCTGAACTGCTGCACCGCCTCGGTGAGCTCGCTTGCCCGCACCGGAAGCGCAAGGTGCAACGCGCCGGTGCACTTGCCGCAGTAGATCGTGACGGTCTTGCTGCCGGGGAGCTGGTGGACGGTGATGTGGTCGCGGGTCATGGCTTCACCTCGATCTGTTGGTACGTTCGGAAGACGATGACCTGCTCGTCGTCCTTCACTCTGATCGCGAGTGAACGCTCGCAGCGTCGGCACTGCCACGTCGGAGCCCACGTTGCGCAGCGCAGGTCCTTGAGCACCACGCCGCAGAATGAGTGCCCGTTCTCGTAGTAGTGCGCCGCACCGTGTGGCGGCTTCCAGTGCCAACCGATCATGGCGCGGCCTCCAACGCTTCGAGCGCGTCGCGCACGCAGTCGAGGCAATACGGCTTGGCGTCTGCTGCTAGCTGCAACGTCTGGCGCTCGTTGCGCTTGCAGCGCGAGCACGTGGGATAGCCTGGCTGCCAGTTGAGGTGGCACCATTCCTTCGGGACGGACCATGTGTTCATGGCGCGGCCTCCAGTGCGGCGACGAGCTTGGTCAGCGCCTCTTTGCTGTCTGGGTAGACCGGCGCGACGTTTCCATTCCACGCCCTCCGCACCAGCACGAGCAGGCAACCCAGCGTCGCGGGGTCGGAGAGGTCGGGGTAGATGTCGGGCACGTTCTTCCAGAAGTAAGACGTCTGGTCGGACTCGCCGATCATGTCTTCGGTGAGCCACACGACGCGAAAGCGCAGCGGCTCGACTTGCATACCTTCCATCCAACGGAAATGCTTGCAGGCCATCGCACGGCGGCCGAGGTCTTCGAGGGTCATGGCGCGGCCCTCATCGCGCCCTTCAGCGCCTTCACAAGCCCCATCGCGGCCTCGTAGTGGAGCGTCAGCGTCGCCATGCGCTCGTCGTCCACGAGCACGAGCACGTCGAAGCACGGGCGGTCCAGGTCGTCGGTGTGCCCGGCCTCGAACGTGATGCTGACGGAGCACCCTGCTCCGTTGTGGTTGCGCGCGTCGTTGTCGATGATGGTTGGTGTCATGGTGAAGTATCCGCTCATTTGCTGGACTCCAGTTTTTGGCCGATGCGATGAACAAGTTCGATGAGTCCATCCACGCCGGACGGCGAGACGGTGATGGCCTCGATCGTTGCAAGTTCTCGATGCGCGTCGGCCAGTAGTGCGCGAAGCGCGGCGCACTCCTCTTCCGCCATCGCCCGCGCCGCAGCGCGAATCAGGTCCATGAGCTTGCCGAAACTGATCTCGCCGTCGTTGTACTCGTGGAGCATCTTGCGGACGCCTTCGTAACTGAGGCCGTACTCGCGCATTTGCTCGGACTCCTGGCGGATCATCGCGGAGAAGTTCTGCGCAGCGAACGTCTTCAGGCGCTCGCACTCGGCCTCCAGTCGCGCGCACTCCTCGTGCATGACGCGGCCTAGGTCTTGATAGTCCGCAAGCGCCTGGTCGCGCTCAGCTACGATGTTGCGCACCATCTCCACCACGCCAAACGAATCGGGCGCGGGGATCGGTGTGTTCGGAAGCGCGTCGGTCAACGCGCCGTGAATGGCTTTGAGGATGGCGTGCGAGCGCGCGTAAGCGTCCCGCTCCGCCTCCAACTCCCGCACGCGGGCAACGAGCGCGGGCACGTCGGTGCGGGCGTGCAAGTTGAACTCCTCGCGGTCCGCGAACGAGTCTGACCGACGCGACGCGCGGCGCTCGATTTCGTCGAGGTTCATGGCTCGTCCTTTCCCTTGATCACTTGACTCCAGTCCACCGGCTTGTCGGTGCGCGTCGCGCCTCGGTAGATTGCTTCCAACTTTTGCAGCACCTCGTCGAGAATCAGCATGCGTGCGGCCTCCTCGCCGGTAATGCGGCGCGTGCCCTTTGGCGTGTCGTCGCTCATGGCTCCTCCGGAATCGCGATGGCGCGGATGGAATGCGGGATTGGTCTAGGGGCGTGCTCAAGGTGCTGCGCACACGCCTCGCGCATCACCTCAGCCCCACGGCGGTAGGCTGCGTCCTGCTCGTCTAGCAAGGCACGGCACCATGCAATCAGGACGGGCGCGTACATACCGCCAACATGCGGGATGTTGCTGATGTGATTCTCGATCGCTTGCAGCTCTTCGCGTGTAATCTTCACGGTTCCTCCGGGATCGGCAGGGCGCGTATCCGACACCACGACTCGCGCATGGCCTCCACGCCGGTGTCCACTCCGCGTCGGTAGGCGTCAGCGTACGCTTCCCGCGTCGCGCGAAGCTCCGCGTCCTGGTTGGCCACGCGGACGAGAAGCTCGTCGCGTTCGTCGGTGAGGCGGTCCACCTCGGAGCGCGCTTCGCCCAAGCGGTCTTGCAGCATGTCCACGATGGCGGTCTTACTGCTCACGAAGCGTCGCACCGCGTCGATTGGCATCTCGTTGCCTGCCTGCTCGCACAGTCGGCCAGCCTCGCGCATGTCCTCGGCCCATGCGTGACACGCAACCTGAAGGCGCTCCACCTCTTCCGTCTCGCGCTTGAGCATCACCTGCCAATGCGTGCTCGCGTCGGAAAGCCGCTCCACCTCGGCGCGCGCTTCGTCGCGCTCGCGCGTCCTCTCGGCCTCTTGCGCCCACCCGCGCTCGGCGCTGCTGCACATCTGCTTGTGCCATGCTTCAACCATGGCGAGTTGCGTTCGTGCGTCGTCGCGTTCGCGCGTGGTCACCTCCAAGAGGGCTTCCAATTCTTCTACGGTTCGCATGGTTCTCTCCTCCGCGCCTTAAGGGCGCGCGCTGCAAACTCGGCTTGCGCATCACGGAGCGCGCAGCCGCACGAGACCGAATCGCGTGCGCGGAGCTGCCACCCGAAGCGCAGCACGTTGCGGGCTCCGCAGTCGCACTCGCACACCCAACGGCGCAGGCCGTCAAGTTGCTTTTCCGAGCGGTCGACCACGACCAGGCGGCCGAATCGCTGGCCCCATAGGTCGTAGGTACGCTTGCATCCGCACGAGCGGGTTGCGCCCGATCGCAGGTGATTCGCGCGCACCGTGACGCGCTGGCCGCATTCACACACGCACTCCCAATACCGGTTCTTCTTCCGGTCGCTCGGTGGCGTTGGGCGACGCTCGCACGCCGTCAAAAGCCCGAAGCGTTGGCCGGTCAGGTCAAGCACGAGCACGGCGGGCCTTTTGGCGAAGGAGCTCCTCCACGGTCACGCCGAGCACCTTTGCGATGCGCTGCGCCGTATCGGCGCGGCCCATGCCGGGACGGCGCAACCATAGGTAGAGGCCGGTGCGGCTGATGCCGGCCGCTGCGGCGATCTCCGTCATCGTCAGCGGGCTTTGGTTAATTGCCTTCATGGTGTCAACGTACGTTAACGGATGGGAACACGCAAGGGGCGACCGAAGCCGCCCCGAGCGTTGCAGGTCAAAAGAGGTCGTCGGTGTCGTCGAGGCTGCCCTCGCCCTGGCTCCGCTTGCGCTCGGCCCACGCCTTCGCCTTGGCCATGTCGCGGCGGTCCCATTCGGCGTGCTCGCTCTTGCCGTTGTTGTCCTTCCACGCGGCGCTGCGCTCGAGCTCGCCCGCGAGGAACTCGAGGAACCGCACCGAGCACTGGCTCATGCGTTGCCCCGCGGGGCTCGGCCCGTCCCACTTCTTGGGCACGTACTTGATTTCCGGGTCGCCCCACTTGGGGTCGTCGATGTTGACGGTCATGGGCTTCGCGCCCTTGCGGGCTCCGCCCTTGCCAAATACCGCCGCTTCAAGTGCGGCCAAACGTTCTTCGATGCTCATGCTTTGATCTCCTGGGTTGTGGTGTAGGTCGTCGTCTTCCGGCACGCGTCGATCTCCTCGTCGCTTGCACCGTGGCCGCGTGCGATGGCCTCTAGCTGCTTCGCGTCGACGCTGGAGCGCGAGCGCGTGGCGAGCACGAGGCGTTTACCGCCGGGGAGCGGAAGCCCGCCCTCCTGCTCGGCCAGCGCCTTGCACGCGTCCTCGATGGCCTCCAGGCGCTTCTTCGCCTGCTTGAGCTCTGCCCAGATCTGGCCCGCGCGGTCGAGCGTGATCGGACCGGGGCCGCCCGGCGAGACGATGACGGACATGGCCGCCAGCTGCGACGGGCACGCGTTCGCCGCCGGGCAGTAGCGACACTCGGGGCCGCGCTGGAGCTCGATGCGCCCCTCGTTTGCGTCGTTGAGCGCGTCGCCGAGGAGCTCGGTGTGCGCGAGGAGGTCCGCGCGGGTCCAGTACCCGATGCGCACGTCCACTCCCGACTCGTTGCTTTGCACGATGGCCACGTGCAGCCCTTCGTGTTCGGCCATGGCGGGCGTCGTCAGGAACGCCGCGCCGAGGGTGCGGAGCTGCGCCGAGTCGGCCTGCACGGGCTCCATGCCGAACTTCCAGTCCACGAGGAGCGGGACGACCTGGCCGCGGTCGTGCGGCTCAATCCACACGAGCGCGTCAGCGGTGCCGGCCACCTCGTGCCACTTGAGCGGCCCGTATTCGCGCGGGGCGGCCAACGTGACGCGGCGGCCCGTGCGGGTCTCCGTGTCGAGGATGAACGCGGCCTCATGCTCAAGGTGCGTGACCTCTCCGTAGCCCGAGAGGATCGTCGATTCGAGCTCGTTCCAGGCCGCGAGCGCGAGCGGTTCGCCGCGCATCTCGTCGCTGGCGGTAGCGTCGCCACGCATCGTCTCCATGATGGCGTGCAGGCGCGTGCCCTCGGAAGCCGCGGCGCTGTTCTCACGGAGCCACGGAAGGCGCACGTGACCGGAGCACTGGAGCAGGCGGCCCGCGCCGCTGGCGGTGACGCGGTTCAAGGTGCCTCCGCTGCGGCCTTGAGGAACTGGCCGCGGGCGTTAAGGGCCGCGGTTGCCGCTGCGCCCAAGCGAGCCGCGTCCGCGCGCCACGTGCGGAGCTCGTCCACGTCGTTGCACGCCTTCACCTTGGCGATGAACTCCGCAAGCGCGTCGACCTGCGAGGCGCTCGGCTTGACGCTGGCCGCGTTGCCGTCGTCGTCCTCGTCAGCCGCAACGCCGACCATCGCCTGGAGCGTGTAGCGGCGCGCGTAGGTCATGGCGGACCCGAGGCCCTGCGGGTCGTTCTTCGTCGGGCTCACGGGGTAGTAGCCGACGATCTCCTCGTCGTGCCAGTGCAGTCGCGTGACGAGGAGCACGCGGCCGTCGTCCTCCACGCGCGTGGTCTGCGTGACGGCGATGCCGTGCTTGGCGAGCACGGGGCGCACGGTCTTGAGGACCGTCGCGAGGTCCGCGTAGCGGCTCTTGAAGTGCGGGTTGATGCTATCCTTTGCCGGGTCGGTGAGCTCGGCTTGAGCCGCGGCGAGCGCGTCCGCGATGGTGCGCGGGCGCTCTTCGTTGGTCGTCGTCTTCGTCGTTGCCATGTTGGTCTCCTGCGAACGCCGTGTGGCGCTGCCTGCTACGCCCGAGGGCCTCGGGCGCAGTAGCAACGTCAGAGGGCGGCCCACACGAGCACCATCGCGGCCATGCACGCGAAGGTGACGAGGATGCCGAGGAGCTCCCCGAACACTTCGCCGCGGGTCACGACCACACCTCACGGCCGAAGGTCTCCGCGTCGTCGAAGTCAGGCGCGGCCTCGTCGTCGACCGAAAGCCAAATCAGGCCGGCGTCTTCGCGGGCGATCTCCGTTGCCTCTTCGACCGTCAGCCCCTCGCGAGCGTTCTCGATGGGGTCAGCGTACTTGCAGAGCGTGACGCCGAGGGCGGCGGCGAGGGCGATGGCTTCGGTTCCACGGACAATCGTTTGCATGATGGTCTCCTGCGCGTTTGGGGAATCGCGCTTCCCTGTCTTCGGAAACCATACGCACGCCCGCGCATCGTGTCAACGTACGTTAACACATTAGGAGACGTTTTTTCGTTTGCTCAGGTGATTCGCTCACGGGAGCGGGCGACGAACCACGAGACGCGCAAGCCACACGAGCACGCGGAGCCACCACGGGCGCGGCGGCGTCACGAGCGGTTCGCCGATGCGCGGGAGCGCCACGGGTGCCAGCGGCGGGGCCGGTGACGGCGCGGGCTCGCCAGGCTGCGCAGGAGCCTCGACACGGGGCGTTTGCGGCTCCGGTGCGGGCACGGTGGCCGCGAGGCTCACGAGTGGCTCTACGGGGCGCGTAGGAGCGGGAACGGGGTCCGGCGGCAACGTGCGGGCATACTCGCGCGCCAGGCTCGCCACGCTCTTCGCGTAGCCGTCCGGGTCGGCGGTGAAATAGCGGAGCTCGTAGCACCGGCGCACGTATGCCTCGGCGCTGCGGGTCGTCATGGCGAGCTCCACGGCGGAGCGGTAGCGCCCGAGGAGAAACGCTACGTGATGTTCCACGGCGGCCTCGAGGCTCTCAAAGGCCACGAAGCGGTTGACCGGGTGCTTTCCGCGAAAGCGCAGCGTCCACACGTCGCCGTCACGCGTGACGATCTCGACGGTCGCATCCGGTGGCACCTCGGCCAAATACTTCTGCGCCGTCGCGATGGGGAGGCGCTCCGTGGTCGTGAAGTGTTGCCAGCACCCGGGCCAATTCTTCGGGCATTTGATGCCGCCAAGGTTGTGGTTCATGGCCGATTTAAACCGGCCCGTCTCCAAGGCCATCTGCCCGAGAAGGATGGTTGTCGCTTCACGCGGTGGCGTTGCGCCGAGCTGGTGCGAGAGCTCCAGGCGGAGGGCGAGGTAGAGCGCGGCGGGGTCCACCGGCGTCGCCCTAGCAGGGAGCTCGCGCGCGGTCACTTCTTCGGCCCGCGAGCGTGGTCGCGTGCGACGCGAATCACGGCGTAACGGTCGAGAAGACGGCGGCCCTTTGCCGCAAGCGCACGCACCGCGGATAGCGTCGTCGGCGCGTTCTCGCCCCATGCACGCGCGGCGAGCGCGTAGCGCGTGGGCTCGCCGTTGGGCTTCGTCAGCGGCGGCACGTCGTCGCGCCCGTAGAAGCGCGCGAGGAAGCTCCCTTTGCGGCGCATCTTCTCGGGCGTATCGGCGGGGCCTTTGACGCCTGGCTTGAGGTTCGCGCCCTCCTCGCGCTTGAACTTCGCGCGGCCAGCGGCCGTGAGCCCGCCCCTCGGGTTCTCGTACTTGCTCATTTGCCGCGGGCGGCCTCGAGGGCGATCGCGATGATCTGCTTCATGGGGCGCGCTTTGCCCTTGTAGCCCTTCGCCTTGCCCTTCTTCTTGTTGTCGGCCTGGAGCTCTTTGATGTTCTTCCCGATGTCTTTACCCAGCGGCATGTTCGATCTCCTGTTTCGTCGTGGCGAGGATGGGCCAGTCCTCCGCGTAAGCGTCGCAGAGGTCGATGAGCTGCTCGCGCAAAGCCACGTTGACGCGTGCGCGCGCCACGAGCTCGGCTCGCACGTCGGGGCGCGTGTCGAGCATCGTCACGAGGGCCACGAGGGAGGCGCTCACGGGCTGCTCGTGGGCCTCGTCGGTAATCCACTGCCAAAGCACGAGCGCCAAGCGCACCGCGGCCTCGACGAGTTTAAGCGTGTCGGTCATGGGTAAAGCCCGCTCGTTTCGGCGGCACACTTGCCGGATTTAAGCGCGCGCTTCGTGCTCAGGGCTTGCGACGCGCACACGAGGAGGAGCTCAGGATCACTCGTTGCCAAGCCAGCGGAAGCGCAGGCTGCGTCGAGCGCCGTCGCTGCGTGGTAGGCCACCTTGCACTCGTGAGCACACCCGCCGCATAGCAAGCCCACGCAAGCCACGGCGACCAATCCAAAATCGCGTCCATTCACTTTTCACCCCCACTTGCGAGCTCTCCAAGAGCTCGAACCATCTTAACCGGGTCGAGACCAATCGAGCGCACGAGGCGCGTGAACGCCGCGAGGCGCGGGCGCTCTTCGCATCGCCGTACCCACTCTTCCGGGGTTCGCGTGCGCAGTACGACGTTCAGGATGCCCGATACAATCGGCCACCATACCGCCGCGTGAGTTGCCAGCGCCTCGAGCGTCACGGGTGCCCTGCTCCGTTGCTGTGCCGGTCTGCGGCGTCGAGCGCGCGCATGACGGCGATCGCGGTGTCGTGGCGCTGCACTTCGCCACGAAGCACCGCAATATCCTTGCGCGTTTCTTCGACCACCTTGACCACGCCCGTAAGCTGCTCGCTCATGCGAGACGCCCACCACACCGCCCCCGCCAAATGGACGAGGACGGTGATGGCAAGAGACGCGATCGCGATGATCACGGCGCGGCCTCGGGCGCTGGCACCACGGCGGGGGCCTGCGCTGCGGGCTCGATGCCGAGCACGCCTGCGAGAACGGTCAGGCTTTCGTGAAGAGCCACAACCTGGTGCATTTCGAGGCCGCCGCGCTGCGTGGCGAACGCCGCGAGGTTGGCCAGGTTTTGGAACGCGGTCTTGGGATCCATGGCGGTCATCCTACCACGGGCGCGGGCTCGTCTGCCATCGGCGGCACGCTCATGTCGGGGAGCGGCGGCGCGATGATGGCGGGCGCGTCGGGCACGATGGCGATGATCGTAAGCCCGAGCTGCTGCGCGGTGTAGGTGTACAGGTAGTCATCATTCGAGCCCCACTGCGAATAGGCGTCGCCCGTGAGGTTGATGGTGCCGGTCGTGAGGTTCGCGCGCTCGGCGTCTTGAAGCCACCATTGGTAGCTCGCGCTCGTGCCGGGCTGCACGTTGACGTTGTTGATCCAAAGCACGGTGGCCGTGGACGGGAAGACGGAGACGGGTTCGATGGTTGCGAACATGGTTCAACCTTATACGTAGTAGAGGGCGGTCACGACGGTTGCGACAGTCGTAAGCGCGAACGTTGGGAGAAGGATGTTTCCGCCGGATACGGTCGCGTTTGGCACCGAGTTTGTGCCCTGCGAAAGTGTAGCAGCGCAAAGCGCCGCGGCTGCGACTGGGAGATTGATGGTCGTTCCGCTATATGTGCTGCTGTACGGATTGCCGCCCGTGGCAGTCAGCACGATGTTGCAAATAACCAGTCGGCCGATGCGCGTGCATGATGACGCAAACACGGTGGGGGCTGTGCCACCAAAGCCAGTTGGCGTTGGCGTCCATGCCGCGTTTTCCTGGTACGCATCCAACGCCTGCGTGTCCGGGTTGCCCGGCGTCGCGGGGAGCTTGAGGCCGTAGTTTGCGACGCTGCTCATGTCGCAGACGGTTTCCTTCACGATGACCGCATTAACGCCGCCGTCGTTGGGCTCTT